TACATTGTGGATAATCACATGGTCTCTTCCTTTATCTAATGTATCTTGCTGCGTATCTCTGTAACTTTGAGCTACAGTTTCTCCACCAATATGTTCCATGAAAAAGTGCATATCGTATTGCAGACTTGGGCTATTTGCATCGGCTACAGTATTACCACTAGGATCTGTTAATGTCAAGTACATCCCAGGTCCATTTGTCAATGCCAAACCACTAGTAGAGTCAAACGTATTTCCTTTTACAAATATATTTTTGTATTTTGCTATTTCAGCAGTCGGTTTTGATGGTTTTGTCAAATACAACCATACTGACCATGTGAATTCTAGACCGCGGTTGCGATCATTGGATCGCATTATTTGTATTGTTGTGTCTTCTCCTGGAGCTTGTGTAATCGTAGCAGTATCAGAACCTCGCAATGCACCCTTGATCAAATAAGGGTTGCTTTTGGGACCCATAAAGTATCCTAAAACGGTCATCAGTATTTTCAAAACTATCATAAATACAATAAGAACCAATATGATAAATGCAAATTTTGCTAAAAGGGAATTCGAACTTAGAAATTCACTGCTTGCATCCACTACGTTTTTACTTGAAAATTCTCCCATTGTGTTTTTTACACTGTCTTTCATTTCATTGATCGAATTTCCTACACTTTGAGCCGCATTTGATGCATTGCTTTTCATGTTGTTCATACTCGGTGTGTTATCTTTTATCTTATCTCCCATTTGCTGAATAAAAGGCTTTTCCATATTTTCTGCCATTGTATAGTATAATGTATGAATAGATTTGCACGGAGGAACCAAGGTCCTGGGGGGAACCAGGGTTCCCCCATACCCCCCTCCTTTCAGGAGTTTCTAGAGAGGATGGCAAATGAGAGTGGCGAGCCTTTATCTAAGTTTTTTAATATGTGATTAATTAATGACATATTATTATGGCTCGCTTCGCTCGCCACCTTCGATCACCACCGTAATTCACCATCTTCAGTTGCCACTCCTAAAAGGAGGGGGGGTATGGGGGAACATTGGTTCCCCCATTACATAAGGTCAAACTTGCGTACATCTAAATCGTCCTTTGTAATTGTAAATGATGCACCATAATTCGAAAATAATCTGCTAAAGTAATTTCCACCATTTCCTTCCATATACTTGCTCCAAGCATTCGATGGATCCATTGGTTGAGGAACGCGTTCCATTTTCGCTAAATAAAATTTAGTGCCATCATCCGTTTGGGGAAATTTAATTTCATCACCAGATTCTCCAGATGGATGTTGTACTTTAAATCCCATCTTTTGAGATCGAATCATTTTACCGTCAATATAAATGTCTACTAAGTCATTGTCCACACTCAATACGCAGTACACCCATTTTTGCAACGGGAAGTTTTCCATCATTGTTAAATTAGTTTCTGCTGTTCCTGAACTATCTTTCAATTTGTACGTCATTTTACTATTTTCGTCTACATGTACAGTCACGCTTACGGTTGGAGCTGCACCACTTACCGTATATTGGATAGTAAAAATATTTGTACCGCTAGCAGACAATTGGTCTATGTAAAGCCACCAACTTAGATAATAACGAGAAGAATTGGGTTTGGAGAGATTGTTTAATGCCATACCACCATTTGATTCTGTCGATGTAAGCTTGTTCACCACTGATTTTCCTTTTTCGCTAATAACTTTATATAGTATGTAAATCACTACTACTAAAAGTATTCCTAAAATAATTAATGTGTAGTTCATCGTATATTGTTATGAAAGATTATTTATTGGTGGGTTTTTCAATTTCAAAATGTTATACGATTGGCTTATTTGCGTCAAATTCAGATTATGTGGATAGACGACCAAATTGCAAATCGCCCCGTGTAGATCATTGGAATTTGATCCTACGCTTACATTCATATCTTCATTATAAAATGGCAATACTTTGTTTGCTAAATAAATTGTTTCTCTCAATTGTCCATTAATGAAGATATCTACCTCATTGTCATGATAGTTCATTACCACATAATTCCATCTTTGCATTGGTACCGTAAGTTCAGTTGTCACTTTTTTCTTTTTTTCTTCGTCTATTACAAATTCTCCATCAACTTCTTTTAACTCTCCGTTTGTCTCCAAATTATACACACCATTAGAGACTACAAATTTCCATTTTCCTTCTGCTGTACATGCTATGTATGGGCACCCATTTCTTGGTGAATCGACATCATTATCTGTATCCACTAAATCACTACCAAAACGGAACATCATACATTCATCTGCCATTGTAGATGGGTTTGTGGTCATCCACATGGAAATGCAATAATTGCGACCGATTTTGTTTTCGGTTCCGATTACTCCTTCAAAACGTTTCTCGTTATTGTCATAAAATGGTTCAATATCGCTGATTTTCTTCTTAAAGTAGAAATAAGTTGGGTTTACAATCAATTGTTTTCCGGTTCCCAATGATATTTTCGAGAACAGTCTCGGAATGTAAATATACAATAGAATTGCCGCAATTTCTAACATTATGAGAGCATATACTACTCTTGGTGTGGTGGTCAACTCTGTAAACAAATATTTCAAATAGTCACTGATTAGACATGGAATGTAGAAAATCATATAAATGATGAATCCGAGTGAACCGTCTTGTCTGTATCCTTCGTTCAAAAATACATTGTATACTATAGATAATCCTACTAGAACCATAAATACCAATAATAATTTGAGAGACATGAGCACAATAAAAGAATAATCTTCATTTAAGGTTGGGACTGGGGTCACGTCTGTGAAAAACGACACGAACTTTTTCAAAAATGTATTGAATGACGGCAATGTTGATCTTAGGAGCAATACCAAAATTAATACGATCATCACGATCAGAAGACCTAAATATTTTTTGTCCTCCACCGAGGAAAATATAAAATAACAGAATACCAGTAACGGAATAAACGTCGCAATTAAATATAGTGCTATGTTATTTCCGTCTAGGGCATAATCATCTTTTTGAGTGAAATTGAATAATAATATGAAATACAATGTAAATGCAATTATTGCACCATATTTTGTGGCATATTTCACATATTTACCTTTATAAATGTTTTCATCAAACATCCACGAAACGTCTAAAAACCCTGCCATATATATTAGTCATATAAAGTCTATTCAGGGGGAACCTAGGTTCCCCCTTACCCCCTCCTTTTTAATTTAAAAAAATGGTTGAAAATAAAATATTATGTAGTTATTATAGTCACTTATGTATAGTTGCATTACTTGTAAAAAAATATACTCCTGTGAACGTGCATTAAATCGACACTTGACAAGTAAAGGACATGTATTGAGAGAAAGTAAAGAAAAAAATATGCATACATGTCAGTGTGGAAAATCATTTGCTCAATGTGCTGGATTATCTAGACATAAAAAACAATGTTCTGTTTATCTTTCAAATATAAAACCAATTTCTCTGAAAGATCAAATAGAAAAAATGAAAAAAGAATTTACAAAAGAAAGAGAATCATATCTTAAAAAGATACAAGAACTGACAGATCAGATTTCTTGCTTACAAGAAAAACAATCCAGTACTCATATATGTCTATCAGTACCTAACACAAAAACTCGGCGGCGTAAAATAACCCCTTTTCTTCGTTCCAAGATAAAAGAAAGTCAAAATCATGCATGTAATATATGCTCTCTTCCTTTGTCTGAATATTTTCAAATTGATCATATGATTGCACTACAATATGGTGGTACCGATGATGAACAAAATTTACAAGCTTTATGTTGTGAGTGTCATGCTAAGAAGTCGATCATAGAAAATAAAAAGAGAGAGAGCATCAAAAAAGCGATCGATTTCATTATAAATCAAGAAATTTCTGAAAGTCCAGACCCTAGAATTCAAAATTCGATGTAACATCAGGGTTTTGAATTTATTCATATCAAATTTATTTAAAAAAAATCTCCCCCCCCCCTCTTCAAAAATATGGATAAATGTTAATATATGTTAATATTTATCTATTTTCCCCATACTATTAAATATAAAATTAAATTACATTAAGACTATTGTACGTAACAAAACGAAGAAAATCCAAATATTAACATTAAAAATAGATAAATGTTAACAATTAATATTAGACAAAAGCTTTAGCAATTTATGGATAAATGTTAATCTATGATAACATTTATCCATTATTAATCAAACTGAAAAAAATGACATTGTGTATTTTTATGCTGTAATCGCAATAATAAAAATAATTATAGTGCAAATATTAACATTTTTGTGGATAAATGTTAACAATTAATATAAATATAGAATATATAATAAAATATGGAATGTTTAACATGCAATCTTAAATTCAAATGTAAAGCAAATTATACAAAGCACTTAAAAACACAACGGCATTTAAATCGTTTATCTAATGATTGCACTGTATACACATGCATATGTGGAAAGGGATATTCACATAGAGTTAGTTTATGCGTTCACCGAAAAACATGTGAAAAGCACCAAGAATCAAAGCAAAATAATAATGCTGCTATGAATGAAATGCAAAAAAGGTTAGATAAATATGAAAAAGAACGGGAAGAGATGAAAGCTCAAATATCTCTTTTATTGGACAAACAAGCTGGTATACACAATTCGAATAACACGAATAACACGAATAACACCAACATAGACACGCAAAACAATACAATTAATATTCACATTAATGCGTTTGGAAATGAGAATACGGATTATTTGGACGACAAGGCGATATTACAATGTATAGATCGTGTATATAAATCGATTCCAGCAATAATAGAGAAACTACATTTCAATCCTCAACACCCAGAGAATCACAATATAAAAATCACGAACAAAAAACTGCCATATGCATCAGTTATGGGGAACAATCAAAGATGGAAAACGGTGGATCGTAAAGACGCAATCGACAAAATGGTGACGAATGGTTACTATATGCTGGACGAAAAATATGAAACGAATAAAGATAAATTCGACCCACGAAAACAAAAGAACTTTGAGACCTTCAAAAACAATTTTGAGACAGAAGAAAAAAATACGATGAAAATGGTGAAAGGAGATGTGGAAATGTTGGTGATCAATGGACCCTCGGTATGACTACCACAATAATATGTCATTTCAAAAAAATCACATATTAATACCAACCCTAACCATCCACCCCACACCCACATCCACCCCACACCCACATCCACCCCACACCCACATCTATACCCATCTATAAAGGAGGGGGTAAGGGGGAACCAAGGTTCCCCCTAGAGGTTCTCAATGGTAGTTTTCTTTCCATGGCATTCTCTACATAATGCGACTAAATTATCGATATGGTTGCTCCCTCCATACTCCAAACGTACTTTATGATCTACTTCAAACCAAGCGGATAATTGTTCGCTACAATCGCCGCATTTCCAGTTTTGTCGGGCAGCGACATATTTTTTCTTGGTTTCACTTACGGATCGTTTGGTTCCTTTCTTTCCAGATTGCATTAAACGAGACTCTTGTTGAGCGTTCTGGTTTGGCAAAAGCATATTCATCATACTATAGCCACCACCGGCAGCAGTGGTCCCTCCCGCCATTTGAGACGAAAAGTTCTGCTTGCTGGTAAAGTCTAATATAGGAGAAATAATATTACTGGTACTTTGGTCAAGAGGCAAGTATTTCAAATATTCATGAGAGGTAGCAAACATTTCATTGGCTTTCTGGGGATTTTTTTTCATCAACCACCAGGCAACTAAACCGCCAAAAGCGATTCCAGCCATTTGGTAGTATTTTTTATATGAAAGTAGTTTTTTGAAGAGTTTTCCTTCGGTATAAATATTTCCTATTAAAACAGCAGTTATCAATATAATTATAATTTCAATACGCATCTATATATGAATAACTCATTTTGTTGTCATTAATATGAAAACCGCACAAATGGCAATAAATCCCAAAACAATATGCTTCTTCTGTATTCCAAGCTTCTGAGACAAAGTGTAGCTCTTTGGTAAATATTCATTATAGTAATTGTCTAAATGTTCCAAATAGGTATGCTCTTCTTTTCCAAGTTCATAATCAACCTTATTGTTAATAAAATGGACCCAATAAGTGAATGAGTCTTTATTGTCTAAATAAGGGGTTACCGGAAAGGCATCTAAAGTCCGAATGAAAATTTTCCGCATTTCCCGATGAGGTATGTATAGTGGAAAATTCAATATGAAATCATAATATTTTCGTTTGGTTACAGGATTAGGGAATTCAGGATAGCTGTGTGCAACAGTGTATAACACGAACCATATGTGGGGAAACCAAATATCTGGATTAAGATCTTTCATTATACAATACGCATTAAAAAACAATTTAAATCAATTCTTATATGAATCGTAAGGAAAATGAATACAAAAACCGAAATAGATTTGTTTTGTAACAACTGTGGGAAGCATGGTCACTTATTTTATATTTGTAAAATACCGATTACTAGTATTGGAGTGATCTCATTTCGCGTAGTGGAAGACAAAATACAGTATTTAATGATTCGTCGAAAAGATACTTTAGGTTATGTCGATTTCATGCGAGGAAAACTCTTATCGGATCAAAAACAATGTATAATGAACATGTTGTCCCAAATGACAATATATGAGAAGGAACAAATTATGAAGAAGTATGAGCAAGTGAAAAGTGGGAATCGCAGTTGTATAAAAGATAAAATTCTTGAATTGGTTGATGGTTTTTATGTAACTGATATTTTTGGAAACGTTTCAGGGTATGATTTAAAAGATTTGATAGAAGAAAGCAATATAGTGCATATTTGGAGTGAACCAGAGTGGGGATTTCCAAAAGGTCGTAGAAATACGAATGAATGTGATTATGATTGTGCGGTTCGTGAATTTTCTGAAGAGACAGGTTATTCAACAAGTATATTGAAAAACATTCGTAATATAGTGCCCTTTGAAGAAACCTTTACGGGGTCGAATTATAACTCGTATCGTCATAAGTATTATATAATGGGAATATCATACGCGGATAGCTTAAAACACCATAAGTATCAAAAGACAGAGGTTAGTAGTATAGAATGGTTTACTTATGAAGAATGCATGGAAAAAATACGACCTTACAATTTAGAGAAAAAGAAAGTTATCGATAATGTGCATTCATGTTTGCAAAGTATTTTGATGTTTTCATTGAACAAAAAATAATGGGATACAATATAAATGGACAATAATAATAATAAAACGCGAAAAGCCAAGTGTCCTAATGGAACTCGCAGAGATCCAAAGACAGGTGAATGTGTTCTGATTGCAGAGTTAGAAGTAAAGAATAAACGAAGAACCAAGAAGAATAAAGAAGATACAACAGAGGAAGCCAAAGAAGCGTCCGTTATTCGGAATCCAAATCCGAGTGGAACTGAATTGGTAGAAGACAACGAAATATTAATTCCTGCTGAAGAAAACGAAGAAGAAAATAAAGAGGGTAAATCAGTATTTGACAATATATTTTCACCCGATTTATTGTCTTCTATTGGATTAGGTAGCAACCCTAATTCTGAAAAAGAGAATAGTAAAGAAACAGACAATAAAGATGACAATGATAATTACGAAGATGATAACAATGAT